TGGCTTCATATCAGCGTACTCGTCCATTACTAGAAACTTGAGTGAGACACCACGCATAGTCTCTGGACGGTCAGCACCCTTCAAAGATATAGTTGCTCCATTGACCAGCTTTATCTGAAGGTTATTGATATGACTACCTGCTATGACTGGATGTCCCAGTTCTAACAGCGTAGACCACATGATGTCACGAGCTTGTCCCTGTGTGGGGGCTACGTAAAAGACATGACCTCTTTCAGCTTGCAGTGCATTGATGATTAACATCCACGCAGCTAGGCGAGATTTACCTGTTCGTCTACCAGCAGCTATTACCTTGAATCTAGCGTTGTCGTTAAAGACCTTCTTCTGCCAGTCAAGTAGCTCAACATTTAAATCTGTCACAGTACCAAGATTAATGTTACCACGACAGCGTAAGCAGTCAGCCCTATAGCTGTACCGCCAAGTGTTATATTATTTACAGCAGAAAGCCTAAGACCTAAGTCTTCTGCTATGGCTTTTGCTTTAGCAAGTACGTTTTCCATATTTTTACCTATAAAATTACTGTAATGGGTAATACAACCAACGATTTACCCCTAATCCGTATTAAGGTGAGAGACTGTTGGGAAGTTTCAGTTAGTTGTAAGTCCAAATAACAGGTGTTGTAGTTCTCGTATCTACGTGGATAAACGTATCTGCTATGCCGATGCCTGTAAAGCCCATAGCCATAGCGTGTTTGACTATCGTATGCTTTCTATCTCCAGACAAGGCTTGAATGTCTGCTGCTATGCCCTGAGCATGAGTACCTGGCGTGTCTTTCTTTGCCTCTATCGGGTGGTCAGCTGAGCGATACCCAGAGGTGATTACAAAAGGGAAGTCACACAAATACCTAAGCTGGTCTAGTTTGTGGAGGAAGGAGTCTTTCATCTCGTTCTCTCCACTATACTGACAGTTGAACTCGTCTATCGTAAAGTGTTTTAGTTCAATCATCTTCCCTTCCGGGGAAATCGGCTTCTGTGAACTCAGCTTCTATCGGCTCTGGTGCTATTTGAGCATCACCAACGCCAGATATAGTAATGTTAATAGAACTCTTACCACCACCCACCTTGTCCTTGTCAAAGTAAGACAAAGGTAACATCCTATCCATTAAGAGTTTCCAAGCTGCTGCTTGATTCTTATGGTCATCGTCCAAGGCAGCGTTTAGGATACTATCCATCACTTTCTTAGACTTAGGTGAAGCTAAGAGTCTAGCTTTAAATTCGTTTATAGCAGCAGCGTCACCAGGAGGTCTACCTCTAAGCCCTCTGTTACCCTTCTTTTTTGATTCTACAAGGGATTTAGGGGGTCTTCCACGCTTCTTAACTGGTTCTTTAGAACTCATTAGTCTCTACAGATTATCACTAAAGCTAAAAAGCTAAAGTGGTCTTAGGGGATAGTAATAGGAATGTACTAGGATATTCTAGGATAAGCTAAAGCTCATCTGCTTATTTCTCTATAGTACTATTATTATATCATACTTTTTTAGATTTGTCAAGTCTTTTTTAGTATTGGTGTATAAACCTCTGAGGACAAGGCGCAGTTTCCAGTCCTTTTAGCAGAGGACGAGGCGCATATTCTAGGGCATGAGTTTCTCTTTAGTTATCAAAGAGATAGCCTCCCCAGTACTGATAGTTTTTTACTATGAATTAACTGCTTATTTTACTCTTTTTTGTATCTGAGCGGGTACATATAGTAAACTGCCGAGACAGCTCCCCTCCCCGTCCCTCTTTAGAGCCCACTTCATTGAATGAGAATCGTTATCGTTTAGCTAATGAGAATCGTTATCGTTTAGCTAATGAGAATCATTCTCAATACTGGTGAGAATCTGGAAGAGTGAGAGGCTAGGTAGTACCCCTTAGCAGGCTCTTACTGGCCTAGCACATTCAAGACTAGGTAGCAAGACTCCCCTGTAAATCTGTATAAAAAATAACCAATAGCCCTGAGAGGCTCTGTAAGGCCTTCTAACAGCTTTCCTCTATAGGTGATGCCTAGGCCTTGGGTACTGCCTAAAAATCGCTTAGAGAGTAAAGACTAATAAAATCAAGTACTTACATCAGAGCTTATTTGCTATAGATAGAAGCAAGACTTGCTATAGATAAAACCTATTGCTTGTACATTATCTATAGATTTAAACCATGAAAAAATACTTGCATCTGTAAACAGCTAGCGTATAGTGACTAACCATACACAGGACGTATAGAGCTTTAACCAGTTAAGACCTAAGGACAAACACGTAGCCCAGTATTCTTTTGAATACATACCTACACCGGACACAGCCAAGGCTGATTGAAGGGAAGACGAGCATCGGTGGGCATCTTAGGATATACGAGGGGCAAGCATTGAGAATAGCCGGAGCGTGATGCCTAGTGGCCTTGGACACTATGACGGATAAGCGTGTAGATACTAGCTCAATTACTAGCAAGGATATACACTCTTTTGAGTGTGCTTTACAAGTCCCTTTCAGAGAATGCCTTTCGGGGTTGGTGTAAGGATAGGGACTGATAAAGTACATTAAAGAGGAGGAATGAGATGCGTTATGAATATAACAAGCTCTCTAATATTTTAGAGAAGTATTACCATGATGATAATTATTGTGGTGTAGCTTCTCTCTGTACTGCTACCGGCTTAAGTGTCGGCAAGTCCTATCATTTACTGAAAAGACACGGCAGAAAGCACAGGAAGGGAACACCGTTTAAGTCTATAGTTAATGCTCTAAAAGAGTCAGGCTATGCGTTAGAGACCTTGAATGGCCTTAGGCTGAAAGCTACTGATAACTGGGGCAAAGGATACTATAACGCAGGAATTAGCACATACGGACAGGCTGAGAAGCAGTTAAAGACTGGTACTTATTTAGTGTTTAACTGTACTACTAAATCAGCTCATGTTGGCTGTATCAAGGACGGAACACTTAACGACTGGACGGCAAGGAGTAAAAGAAAGACAGTAAGGTCAATATTTAAAGTAATTAAAACAGAGGAGTAATAAAATGTACGAGGAAGAAGAAAGAATCTGTAGTGCGTGTAGCGTAGCAGGTTGTGATTGTGACTACGATATGATTTCAGGCTGTGAAGACGAATATCTACCAATTTATGAAGAAGAGGAGTAAGAAAATGCAAAAGGCATACTTAAACTATATAAAATATGCGCTAAAACAAGGCTATAAAATAGCTCTAGAAGTAGAAGGCGAAATAGTCTTGAAATCTAGCGGTAGCTATAAGGCGATAAAAGACGAGGTAGAAGCCTACGATGCTGAGGTGGTTCTAATTGTCCGAGATGTAGAGGCTAAGGAGACACTTGGAGTGGCTGTGGTCATCTTAGAGTATGGACAGGAGCCGGAAGAAAGCATCGTTGATTACACTGTAACGCCTTATAACGATAAATGGGCAGAGCAGTACTATAAATTCTGAGGAGATAGCACAATGAAGCAGTTTTGGGAAGTAAGAGTAGGACAAAAGTTTTTCTTTAACGGCAACGAGTACACAAAGAGGACATCTCGCACAGCATTCTTGCACAGGTACGAGAGAATCTTTTACCTTAACCAGTATGATATATGCCGGATTGTATAGTCGAAACTCTCCTATAGCGGAGAGTCTACAGGAAATGCCCTACCTGTACTGATGAGACAGGGCAAATAACTGAGGAGATAAAACTAATGTATCAGTATGTAAACAGCACGACTTTCGCAGACTCTTTCAACCAGCTGAGACCTGATAGTTTCACTTCTGAGGGCTTGCTGGTTCTGTTCGAGTATTTAGAGGAGCTGGAAGAGTCCGAAGGTAAAATGCAGGAGTTAGATGTTACTGGCTTATTCTGTACTTATTCAGAGAAAACGGCAGAGGAGCTTTTCCAAGACTATGGCTATAAGTTTGAGGGTTCTAAAGAGTGGCATCTAGGCCAGTGGAGGGACGCTCTAAGCGATGAGACACCGGTGGTTCTTTCAGTCTATAAAAGAGAGGAGGACTATAGCACCGGCTATGGCTCAAAGCAGGTACTTGGCTCGTTGATAATCATGGACTTCTAATTGAGAGGAATATATAACTATGGAAACTAAACTAACTGTAAGAAAAGAGCAGGCTTGGGGCAATGTACGCTATGCTCCAGTGTGTGAGACTTCAAAGATACTCGCACAGATAGCAGGAACAAAGACCTTGACTGATGAGACCATACGATTAGCCAAACAGCTAGGCTATACATTCGAGCTAGAACGGGAGGAAATATGAAATATCAAGTATTGATGGAGACTGTGTGCAATGGTTGGGTTAATTGCTGGCGAGATGAAGATGGCAAGCCTAGTGTATTCAACAGCATAGATGAGGCAGAGTATGAGATAGCCGAGTGCCTAGAGCTTTGTGAACAGGCAGGAATGAAAGGCTATAGCAGAGATGACTATAAAATAGAGGAGATAGAACAATGAAATTTACAAAGACTGAGTGGGATATAATTAAACACAGGCTGGGAGTAGCTGACTGTATCTGGGATGCCTTTTACAACTCTGACCCATGCCCTGTCACAAAGACAGAGCAAGAAGTTTACAGGCGTTGCAATCAGCTTTATGACTATACCCCAGAGGATGAGGTAGACATGGATGATGACCTAACAGCCGAAATCATCTGGGACTGCTGTTATGGTAGCACTTTCTTTGGCTACATGGATGAAGTCGAAGACAGGTTAGTGCGGGCACGTTACACAAAGGCTGCCTATTCACTTGAAAAGAAGCTAGGCGTAGACATACCACTAGGTTGAGGAGATAGAATAATGATAGGCAGAGACCCTGTAGATATTGCAGAGCTAGAGCGAGACTATGAGGAGACCTATGGCTCTGAGCTAGAGCGTAACCTTGAGCGTCAAAACTATGAAGCTAATCAAGCAGACCTAGAACATTGTACTTTTAACGAGGAGAACTAATAGGACTAAGTAATTTTAGTGTCAATTTATAGCTGAAACCCGCATAAAACCTGACAAAACGACTAAAAAAGTGGCACTTAACTAAGTAATTTTAGTGTCAATTTATAGCTGAAACCCGCATAAAACCTGAATGAGGAGGAATGAGATGAGTAATCACGAGAATGAGACACAAGCCGAGAGAGACTTCGAGGATTTCTATGAATGGCTAAACACTAGCCCATGTAGATACTGGATAGATTTAGATGATTACGATGCAGTTCGAGTTATTTTTTACCCACTGGAGAGCAATAACCATGAATAAGCAGAGACATAACGACATCAATACAGCTTGCTCAATAATCTTAGGCATAGCGGTAGGGCTTTTAGCTTTCCCCAGTGTTGTACTTTTGATGAAGCTACTGGTACTATTACATAGCTAATCCACTATATGAGGAGGAATGATGAAGGAAATCAACAAGATAGCTCCTATCAATCTGGTGAAGGCTTCGGCCTGGGCAGCTCACCATGAGTACATGAAGGAGCTTAAACGTAAACCTAAAGACAGAAAGACTAAAGCAAAGGAGAACAAAGTATGAGCAAACCTAATGCAATGGAAGACCCGACTCAAGACACAATTGAATGCTGTGATGAACCACTAGTGAATTACGCACTCACTGACCTTGTACGAAACATAGCCTTCGATTACGATTCGCATATACCACGCTATAAAATAATTGAGGAAATTGACAGACTAGACTTCAGACTCTACAAAATAAAAGAAGCTGAAAGAAAAAAATACGAGTCGAGACTAGCAATTAAAGAGGCAAAAGAATGAGAATCGAAATAGGTCTTGAAGAAAAGTCTAAGCCCTTGAAAGTGAAGTCACCCTGTATAGGCTACTGTTCGGCTACCACTCTGGGAGATGAGGTGTGCATAGGTTGCTATCGTTCCTTCGATGATGTTGTTAATTGGAACAAATACACAGAGCATCAAAAGGTAGAGGCTTCCATAAGGAGCTACCATAACTACAAGAAATATAAGGAGAACAAAGATGAATTGTCCTAAATGCGGAGCTGAAAAGACCTACGTGAATGACTCACGAGTCTCTCAGCGACATAGGCACAGAGTGAACAAGCGTAGAGATTGCTATGATTGTGATAGCAAGTTCTATACCTATGAAGTCCTGAGAGATGACGTTGACCAGGCTTTCGCTGTGAGAGATTTACTGACTAATTTATTTAAAGGAGTGAGAGATGTCTAAGATAAAAGAAGCATCTTTTGACTGGGAAGTAGAACTACATAATACCCGTATGATATTCAGGGACTTGACTCGTATAGAGCTAGATGAGAAGTTTGAGGGACTGACAGATATGGGTAGCTTCAAAGTACTACGTTATACTACCCCTGTGAGTCGCTCAGTGACTCCTCTTAGGCCGTTAGAGAAAAAGTAATGGTAGGGTATAGGGTAGCTAAAGTGGCTCTTAAATCGTCTTATATCGACCAATACAGAGATACTCTGGAGTTAGCTTTAGCTATCTCATACTGCTATAATTACTATTATAAACTAAAATAAACTATATAGTTACTAAGGGTAGCATAATAATGGAGGAAAGTCAATGATTGAAAGACTGTACGAAAGACCCTTAGGGGAATACTTAGCTAGACTTCATAGAGCTAGTGAAGATGTAAATAATAAAGTGTCCACGATAGACGAGGCTGTGTCTCTCTATGGTGTAAATAAGCTAGACCTGTGTCAGCTTGTGCTAGAAAAAGCTGAGTGGAATCAATACGTTAGAGGATACGCGGAGGAGTTATGATATACGGAAGAGAGAAACTAGACTGGGAAGTGTATGTAGGTGGACATAAAGTCTATTGCAAGGACTGTGATTACTACGAAGCCTTGGAAAGAGCTGAGCTACTGGCTAAGAATAAGCCCTTTGCTATCAGTCAGATTACCAGAGAAACCTATGAGCTGAGGACTAGAAATGCCAAGTAATTACCGAGAGACACATCAGCCATGTGAAGCGTGTGGCTCCTCAGATGCGAAGACATACTATGATGACGGAGGAGCATTCTGTTTCTCATGTAACACGCACTTCAAGTCAGAGGACAGCCCTCCAGTATTCGTGCCTCCATCGCAGGAGGAAGGGATACCGAAGCAACCTTTCACTGACATTCAGAATATCCTCACCACTGGTGATTACTCTGGCATAGCAGAGAGGAACATCACAGTAGCAACAGCCAAGACCTTTGGTGTTATGTCAACGCCAGGTAAGGTTTACTTTGCCTACTACGGTGAGGACTCAGACATCACTCCCATAGCTGCGAAGGTCAGACACCCTGACAAGAAGTTCCATACGGCAGGAGACTTCCAGAAGACTCTGCTCTTTGGACAGCATCTCTTTGGAGCAGGGAGTTCTAAGTACATCACCATCACAGAGGGAGAGTTCGATGCTTGTGCTGTGTATCAGCTAACAGGTAGCAAGTGGCCTGTGGTGTCGATACGCTCAGGTGCTTCAGGTGCTTTAAGAGATTGTAAGAATAACTACGAATACCTTGATAGCTTTGACAGCATTGTTATCTGCTTTGACAGTGACGAGCCAGGACAGAAGGCCTCCAAGGAAGTAGCGGAGCTGTTCGGAGGGAAGGCTAAGGTAGTCAAGCATCTCAAGGGTATGAAGGACGCTTGCGATTATCTCTCAGCTAACAAGAAGCAGGAGTTTGAGACTGTCTGGTGGGGCGCAGAGAAGTACGTGCCTGACGGCATCATTAACGGAGCCTCTCTCTGGTCAGAGGTATCTAAGCCTCTCAAAGGAGCAGAGCTACAATACCCTTACGAGGCACTCAACGACCTTACCTACGGCATCAGACTCAGTGAGCTAGTCACCATCACAGCAGGTAGTGGACTAGGCAAGTCACAGTTCCTACGTGAGATTACCTATCACATCATGAAGAACACAGAGGACAACATAGGTATGCTCATGCTTGAGGAGTCTACTCGCAAAACAGTAGAGTCCATCATGTCTCTGTCAGCTAACAAGCCTCTGCATCTGCCTGACATCAAGGCTACTAAGCAGGAGAGGAAGGAAGCATTCGATGCTACGATGTCCAGTGGACGCTTCCACTTCTTTGACCACTGGGGTAGCTTGGGAGTTGATAACGTCATGGCTAGGATACGCCACATGGCTAAGGCTCTGGAGTGCAAGTACATAATCCTCGACCACATCACAATGATTGTCTCTAGCCAGGGACATGGTGATGAGCGTAAGGCTTTGGACGAGGTGATGACTAAACTCAGAATGCTAGTGGAAGAGACAGGCTGTGCCGTGTTCGCTGTCAGTCATCTCAAGAGACCAGACAGCAAAGGACACGAGGAAGGTGCAGTGGTCAGTCTGTCACAGCTCAGAGGCTCAGGTGCTATAGCACAGCTCAGTGATATTGTGCTTGGACTGGAGAGGAATGCTCAGGCTGAGGATGTGTTCGAGCGTAACACTACCAAGCTCAGAGTCCTCAAGAATAGATTTAGTGGCTTGACAGGGCCGTGTTGTAATTTACACTACGACTCTGTGACAGGCAGGATGAGTGAAATAAAGGAGGTAGACAATGCTAAAACTATGGGGAAAACTTAAGTGCCTTATGGGGCTTCACGATAACATGAACCTGATGTACACACCGGAGGATGAGTTCATCTGTGCTAGGTGCGGTAAAGAAATTTGAGATGTACTGCTTGTGACAAAATATTAACCGAC